GATGATGATATATTACGCCAACTTAAAGTAATCATGAACCCTAGCGGCAACAAGGGATAAAATAAACAGAGGCAGAAGTAATGGAAGACGAATTATTATTATTACAGCAAGGCGGAATCCTAGACGATTTTGATGAGAATTTAATCGACCCAAGGGCATTGGATCTAAGTGATCCACCTGCCCCACCACGTTTTCATCAATTGTCCCCTACCTATGAGCAATTATACGGTAGAAAAACAGATTATTATAACAGACCTTATAATCTGAGAGGGTCTCCTACACCCTATTATGCTCCAAGAAGATCTGGAACACGAAGGCTTGTATCGAGTGTACCCAGCCTTCTAGGTACAGAGTATGTTCCTCCATCAGATCCTATTTATAATATAGGGAAGTCTTCTAAATTTAATGAGACTTTTGCCCCATCACAGCTAAAAATGGGGGTTCATTATCCAACTCCGGGTTATGACTTGGAAATGAAAGAGTATTGGTCTGATATTGCAAGAAGAGATAAAGCGGCAGAAGCGGCGGCTAGAGGGATAAAAGCAAGATTTTATGAGCCTGAGGGAGACACTAAAAAATCTACAACTCTTTCTGAAACGCAAAAGAAAAATATAAAACAGAAATGGTTATCTGAGGTGGGTACACCTGCTGGATTAACCAGCGATGATATGCCCCTAATTGCGAATACAAAAAACCTTGACTATGATGCGATGAAAAATGACTATTTTGAAGTCAGAAAAAGGCTTGGAGATGGGGTTAGAAAAGCTCTTAAAAATACAAAAGATGTAGACAAACACGCATTTGCTAAAATGTTTGAGCGTCAGATAATTAAAGAATACATAGAGCAAAAAAAGCTATATGGAAAGATTCCTACTCTTAGAGAGCTTTCGGATACAAGTAAGGTAGATACAGTAGAAGATCTTGCTATGAAAGGCGATGTTCCAGAAGATGTAAAGGTTCGATCTACAGTTTCTCGATCTAAATTACCGGGAAGGCTTGGTGCCGCAGCCGCTTTAACTACGATTCCCGGACTAGTGAAAGCAGGTAATTGGGCTGATGCAGGAGGTATATTAGCCGAATCAATGATAGGCGCAGATCCAAGAGATTTTGTTGTAATCCCAGAAGGAAGTGTTGGTAGATCAAAAGACTGGTGGAAAAAGGCGTTTGGTCTTTTAACCAGCCCATTTTTCGGATAGAACTCCATGATAAAGACATCAATGCAGGAAAAGTTTGTAGAGTATTATTGTTTAACTGGAAATGCAACTCAAGCGGCAATAGAAGCAGGTTATTCTGAAAAGAATGCTAGGCAACAAGGATACAGGTTAAAGGAATCCTTAGAAGACGAGATTAGGATACAAACCCAAAAAGTTTTACAGGGTCATGTTCCTCTAAGTATTAAATACTTATCGGAGTTAGCAGAATCGTCAGATAGCGATTCAGTTAGGCTTGGAGCAATAAAAGATATTTTAGACAGGGCAGGTCTAAAGCCAGTCGAGCGATCTGAAGTTACTACAGTTGAAAGAATGTCTGATGAAGAAATCCAAAGAGAACTCGATTCGCTCCTCAAGCATTAAAGATCAGGCAAAAGCCCTAGAACTGCTTAAAGAGCAGAGAAGGCGAGAACGCTATTCTAAGATTAATTCTTATGATCCTTACCCATATCAGTTAAAATTTCATAAAAGCGGCTCAGAAGCTAACCAAAGGCTTCTTATGGCGGCTAACCGTATAGGAAAATCATATTGCGGTAGCATGGAATTAAGCTACCATTTAACAGGATTATACCCCGATTGGTGGGAGGGAAGGGTATATCGACAACCTATAGTGGCGTGGGGAGGCGGAGTTTCAAATGAAACCACACGAGATATCGTTCAGTTTGAACTCCTTGGCTCACCTGATGACCCCGATGCTTTTGGATCAGGTACGATTCCAAGAGATTTAATAGTAAAAACAGAGAGAAAACCCGGCGTCCCTAATGCGAAGAGTGTTGCCCTTATTAGGCACGTTACTGGCGGCAACAGTTCTCTCTTTTTTAAAGCTTATGAGATGGGTGTTGAGAAGTGGCAGGGACGTAGTGTGGACTGTATCTGGCTGGATGAGGAGCCATCCAGAGATATTTACAGTCAAGCTGTAACCAGAACCCTTGATAGGAAGGGAATGGTTTACATGACCTTTACCCCTGAAGCTGGAATGACAGAAACAGTTGCATCCTTTATGAACAATCTTCAGAGTGGTCAGGCTTTGGTGAATGCAACATGGGATGATGCATCTGAATCAATAAAGAGCATGAAAGGGGTTAGTGGTCACTTAAATGAAGCTGTCATGCAACAGATTCTATCTTCTTATTCTCCACATGAAAGAGATATGCGTAGGAATGGAAGACCGTCTATAGGTTCAGGTCTTATATTTCCTATTAATGAAGAGAGTATAATGCAAGATCCCATCCCAATAGAAGATCATTGGCCTAGAATAGCGGCAATAGACTTTGGCTGGGATCACCCTACGGCTGTAGTATGGTGCGCTTTTGATGCAGAAGAAGAGATATTTTATCTGTATGACTGCTATAGAGCATCTAAAGCCAGCCCATCTGTTCACGCAGAAGCCATAAGATCAAGACCACACTTTATCCCTATTGCTTATCCGCATGATGGAAATAGAAGGGATAGCATGGGTAATCCGGGATTGGCAGATCAATACAGAAATCTAGGTTGCAATATGATGCTTGAGCATTTTACTAATCCACCAGCCTTAGGATCAAATAAGGGTTCTAATTCTATAGAAGAAGGATTAATGGCTATGTTACAATCTATGGAGAAAAATAAGTTTAAGGTATTCACAACACTTACAGACTGGTTTGAAGAGTTTAGAATGTATCACAGGAAGCATAATAAAGTTGTTCCTATTAGAGATGATCTGATGAGCGCAACAAGATATGCATTTCAATCACAACGCTTTGCTGTGTCAGGTAAAGACCCTGCATGGACAAAAGACATTGAATATAGGAACTATGGAATAGTATAATGTCAGAAATTACAGATGAAAATTTAATAACCAGAATTAGAGGGGAGATAACTGATTCGTTAGGTTATATGGGTGATACCATATCTAAGCAAAGAGAACAGGCTATGCAATACTACTACGGGTTGCCATTTGGTAATGAAGTAGAAGGCAGAAGTCAGTATGTTGATTCAACTGTTCAGGATACAATAGAGTGGATTAAACCCTCTTTAATGAGAGTATTTGCATCTGGTGATGAGATGGTTAAGTTTACACCTCATGGCCCTGAGGATGTTGCTATGGCAGATCAAGCAACAGACTATGTAAACTATGTCTTTACTAAAGATAATGATGGATGGGAGATACTTTATTCATGGTTTACCGATGCTCTTTTAAGCAAAAATGGTATAGTGAAAGTATGGTGGGACGAGTATGAAGAGGCTCAACGAGAAGAGTATCAGAGACTAACAGATGATGAATTTAATTATTTAATCTTAGCAGAAGATGTAGAGGTTATTGAACATACCCAGTATCAAGATGATTACGAAGAGACATTAGTGTTACATGATGTTGTATTAAAGAGAACAGGATACAACGGAAAGATTAAAATAGAGAATGTTCCACCTTCTGAGTTTCTTATTTCTAGGGAAGCAAAATCTATACAGGACGCAAGATTTGTTTGTCATCGTGTAGAAAAAACCTTGTCAGAATTAAGAGAAATGTACCCAGAAGAGGATCTTGATCCTGATGATTTAGGTGGTAGCGATGTAGATATAACATCTTTTTCGGCAGAAAGATTAGAACGGTATGCCTTTGATAAATCTGCCCGATATTGGGAAGGATGGGGCGGAGATGAATATGGAGATGAATCTTTAAGAACATATTGGCTACATGAATCTTTTTTGAAAGTAGATTATGATGGCGATGGTATAGCTGAATTAAGAAAAATATGTTCTGTTGGTTCTAGGATTCTGCAAAATGATGCGATTGATGTTATACCTTTTGTGTCATTAACTCCTGTTAAGATACCGCATAAGTTCTTTGGGTTATCTATAGCTGATCTTGTTATGGATCTTCAGCTTATGAAATCGTCTTTAATGCGAAACCTCATGGACAATATGTATAACCAGAATTATGGACGCT